CTCGGATTCTAAGTTAGCCATTCGATAGGTATAGCGTGAGCAGCACACCATTTGAATCCTTGGCGATCTGCCCACTTAGCATAGGTGGTCTTGGAGCCCTTGTTTATTTTGTTATAGGGAGCTTGAAAGACGAACCGAATGTCTAATTCTGGATTGCACTTCTTTACAGCAATCATCTTCCTTCGGTCCTCCGGTGTCAGCTGACCCTTTGTTTCGAGCCAGATACCATTCGGTAAAAGAAAGTCGGGTGTGTAGTTGCATAGAATTTGGTATGGAACCTTGGTGGATTCGTATTCGTATTTCACGCCCAGCTCTGTGAGAAGGTCAGCGACCCTCTCTTCGAGCCCAGAGCGGAATGCCATCAGTCGTCGATTGCTTTTTCAATAATCTCTTCAACGATCTCAGATACGGCTCGGCGCATATCGTACTTGAAGTCAGACTTGTCTGCCTTGAACCGCTGCACGGTGATACGTGGCAGTTCGACAGTCAGAGTTGCTTCGTACAGCCCGCCAAGCTCAGACTTGACGACATCGTATTCAAAAATCATTGTCTTCAGTTTCAGTGGTGGTCACGCTGGGAGCGCCAGCTTTGAAGCCGTCAGTCGTGCCGAACAGGCTAGCCACGTCTACTTCTGACATGTCACCTGTATCAACGCCGACGCCTCCATTAGCCAAAGCGACAACCTGTACTGCAACTGCCTTGAGGCTGCTGCCATACGTCGTGCCATCTTTGAGAACATAAGGCTTCTGACGGAACGCGATCTTGACACGGCTGCCACTGTAGAGTGGGAGCTCCTCATCAGTGATGACGGTGCCCTCAGTATCAACAACGGTAGGTTTAGTCTCGTCGTTCCAGCTGAACTTAACTTTGTATTGTCCTTCAGCAACCTCTTCCCAAGGCTCCGGTTTGAGTGTGGAACGCTTAGGATTCTTGAGGCGAGTCTCGCACCACTTGAGTAGACCAACACGGTCTTCTTCAAGGGCGTCAATCAGATCAGAGCCAAGGATGGCAGACATGCTGTAGCCAAACTTGGAGGGTTTCATCACAGCTTGGTAACCGTCGAGAACGACGGGCTGTTCGGTCTTGTGGATAACTTGTGCCATTTAGCAGAAAAAGTAGGTGGATTCAATCACGGATTCTGGTTCCAGATCTCCGATGATCGGTGGTTCGGTCTCCGCTCCTATTTGAGCAGCGAAGTCCTTGAGGTAATCATGTTCAGCAAACAGGTGCATGTACGTCTCACGTACTACAGAGCTGAGGGCAGACATATCAGTTGCACGAGCCAATACGCAATCATGGATAAGCGCAATCGGCGCATCGAAGCGTGCGGTGGATAGATGTAGAAGTGCTGCATCTAAACTGTGTATCAGGTTGGGACTGGTTGCATTGCGATGGTGATTGAGATCTACTTTGTCTGTCTCACCTACTGCGACATTCACCCTTACACGACCAAGCAGTTGTAGATCAAGCTGCTTCATCTCAAGCTTGAAGAAGCGTTGAATCGCGGTGAAGCCGGACGGTGTGACCCATCGAACTTCGTTGTTGCCACGCTTGATAACGTTGACAACCTCTTTGTTAATCCAGTCCATTACCCTGGCGGGACCAGGAAACAACTCGAAGACAGCATCACGCAAGGCATGTGTGATGGCTGTTACGTCTTCCTTGTCAGGTTCCTTGATGCCATGCTCCTCAATCAGAGCCTCCCTCACATAATTCCAGTTCGATTTGAACTTGGCATTGTAAGGGATGGTCATGACGAGCCTTTTGGCTGTTTTTCGGTCTATGTACTGCCGCATATGTGCGGGACAGTGAGGTCTAGCAAGCTCAGCAACAGCCTTGTAAGCGTCTTGAGGTCTATCGCTAGGTAAGACGTTCACGAAGCGTGCTGTAGAGGCATCTCGTGCGAGCCCTGCGAGGATCTGCATCCCACTGCACGTGGCATCGCAAGCGACCATGATGGAGGTGAACTGGCGTTCACAGGAGACCACACAGGCGTAATACTCCTCACAAGCAGCTAGAAATTGCCAAGGTTCGTCAGCTGTTTCCCAATCAGGTAGGTTACCAATGGGATCAGTAGCGACAGCCGATATGAGTGTGATGTTGTTATGCACCCACTCGATACGTTTGTCGATAGGTTCCTTGGTTAGACCGTAAGTTGTTGCAACTTGGAAGGCTAACCATTCCTCCGCTTCGTCATTCATGAAGGCTGCGTCTGCAAACCTAATCAATGACTTACCGAAGTCAGTTTCCTGTGGTGTTAGAAATGCTGGTATCGGATAACTGCGACCACGATAATCCAAAGACCAAGGAAGAAAGAATCTCTCCCGTTCCTTGAATACCTTAGCCATCTCCATAACCTTGCGGGTACGGATGCTCTTCTGAGCATTATCATTTATCCTGTTGTGATACTCTGCTTTCTTACGACAATAGTCCTTACGACTATCTTTATTTGTCTCAATATCTGGTGGCTTTGGAGGTTCTACCTCCTCACTCCACACAGGGATAAATTTACCTACACTTCTTCCTTTCTCATACAACTCCTCCGCTACTCCCATGATGAATGGGTTGATTTGTAGCGCAGTCTTTTGTATCTTGTTTAGGAAGGCGTAAATGTT